CCCCACTCGATTTACGCTATCAAGAGGAAAGGCTCTTCGTGATGTTAAAGGTATGGACTAGCCCTAGTAAGTTCGCTAGAGCTGCTATTCAGTTGAAAATAGCCAGTTCTGGCCCATTTCCAACTGATTGGATCACGCACCACGACCCGTTCTTGAGGTATTTCGTCAATGGGACCGGATGGTCCATTGGCGTAAACCCATTTCCGGAGTCTTTGATGCGTGGTGTCCCCTATGGTGATGTAAACTTACTGACTGTCTCTCGACAGCCTGTAAATTCGAAAGTAAAGGATAATCTCCAATACGATCATCATCACTATGGATCCTTTTTTGACCAAATTCAAGGTTTCTGGTCCATCTTAGATGGGGATCTAACTCTAGATCCGCCTAGCATGATGTTTTCTCAACATTATGTGCGGCACCGTACCTTTAAAGGTCAAGCATCGTCTGGCACTGTTAGCATCTTCGATACCGTTTTAGACGTCACTTGTTTTGACAACGAGTTTCGTCTATATGGCCTCGATAGCCCCTTTAATCGTGTTTCTTTCGGTCCTGATGGATCGATTGAGTACGATGGAGAGGGCACGGCTGCTAACATGTATGATATCACTCCTATCTTAGACTGGTTGTCTGAGAGAGATAGTGTGTCTTACTCCTTCGATGATTCTGGTTTCCTTATTGAGACAACCCTTTCGGGTTTTCACTATGAGGTCTCCGATCACGTGGAATTCGACTATCATGCCAGCATCACAACGTCAGCCGGAAGTTACCTAGCACACAACAACTATGACGTAAGTTATAGTAGTGGTGCGCTTAAAGTGATTTCCGACGTGATGAGTCCCGAGCATTTAGTTGGCATAGGCACTGATAGTTTTTCACTTACTATCAGCAACCATGTCTCCGACAATGCGATTTACGGGAACTTCTCACAGAACTCCACAGAGGTACTTTATGCACCTTTCACTGGAGTTCCTTTCGTTGATGATACGAAGTTTATTTCGCAGGACCGTTTATCTCGGAAGATGCAGTCTTACGGACTTCCCTTTTGGAAGTCTGTAGAACTGAGTCTCCGCGACATAACGGCTCTTTCGCGAGATACAACCACGGTTGCCCTTAATCGTCTAGCCAGTCAGGCTTATGAGCCTACTGTCGGACGGATAAGCGCGATCAATCCTCTAAAGTCCGCCGGAGATACGCTTCTTGCCAAAACGGCAGATGCGGCTCTCGGAGACTTCTTTAGGATGTCCTGGAAACAGATCTTGAAACCAGGAGGTGGTGCCGGATTGGTTCGTTATAGAACAGTCTTTTCAGACGCTCTACAGCTTATCAATTCCCTCGAGATACTTGACTCATTGAAGAATGAGCCAAGTAAGCTGTACGTGGCTAATGCATTTTATGACTACCATGTTGTTATCGGTGGTCGTTATTGCAAGATACGCGTGCGGTCGAAAGCGTATCTGGTTTTGAGCCCTTTCAGGCTCCTCCAGATCCTAATAGGGAAGCAAGCGGTCACGATTTTGAATGACCTCTTAGCTCTCTATTATACTTCGATCCCGTTAGGTGAAATTCTCCTAACGGTCCTCCAGCTTCGTAAGGTAAGCGATATAGTGACGGGTCGTATGTTCTACGACCTTCCACTATTTTTCGTTCACACCTACGAGGTTGAATCTCAGCTTTCACAAGCTGAATTGGATGACACGGGTATATCCAACGTATCTGGTGACCCAGTTAGACTAGTGTATTACATGAGAGATGTTTCTCAACATCTCCCTGTTCTACGCTTCTCGAATCTGTCTCCCTTCTACGGTACAGGCGATGTAGGAAATATCGTCTGGTCCCTACTCCAACAATTGGTTGGAGTCCTGTCCAGTAGCCTCTAGGCTACTCAACTGGCGAAAGGCCGGTACCATCATGACCGTAACCACGGTTGTCTCACAAGTAACAGGTAATTCGACTGAATCTGTTACGATTCTCGTAGCAGATAAGACGAATCTCGTGCTTGTCTCATCGGATATTAATCCGACGACTAAGCGCGCCACCGCTATCTACGCCATTTCTGACGCAGATCCTGGATACCCTGTTACCCTCACAGTCGTGTCCGATCCTCTGGGACCAGGAACGAAGGAACGCTATGCGTCCCTCGCTCTTCGGACCTGGATTACTCGGACCTCCGACGTCACGGACATCACGGAACATTGGCCTCTTCAGGCCAATATCTCGTTTGTCGTGAGTGGGGACGCGCCTTTAAGCCTTGCGATGCTGGAAGATTTGTTTGAAGCTATTTATAGCTACACATATCTTAGCGTCGCTGCAGGCGTAAAGGACACCACTTGGCTTGCAAAGCTCCTAGTAGGAGCACCGCAGATCAAGTGAAAGCGCAGGAGGTTACTGTTGTAACCTCGGACGGTCATCGTCGATTTATCATCGACGATGACTTTTGCGCTGCGTCTGGTGTGTTGACTGTGAATAGAGAGACCGTTAAGGTCTTCATCTGCGCATGGTTAACTCTCCTCTCGGATAGCCCACTCGACCCTGAGCACGGACCTAAGCCAAAGAAGCTCTTTCGAACCTTTTTGGAAGAAATTAGGACTAGTGGATTTAAAGCCACTGTGCTCAGGTATTCAGATTTGGCACACAAGTTAGCCTCATCGGCTTTCTTGTATGGCACCTCATCTTTTAATGATGAGTTTATCGGTGCCTTTAAAGAGACTCCAGTTTTTATGGAGTATCACCGATATTTCAAGTCTGAAGATCCATCTCTCTTTCAGTATCTTTACACGTTCTTAACTTTTGGAAAAAAGTTACCGTATATTGACGCCGAATTTGAGAAGACCGCCTTTCGCGGTTGGCTGGATCTCGAAAATGAGTTATCTACGTGGTCTTATGAGGAAGTTGATCTTCTTATCCTTAATAGGATTTTGAAGGTTTTGCTTCCGCCTCTTTCTCTTGATGGCTTCTACCCAAAGTTTGGGCCGAAGTCCGTCAGCGAGCGAGGGGTTAGAACTCGTATTGAAAAGGTTGAAGCCTTCAAATACGATCCCATCATAGATCACTTCATCCTTGGTGGTTTGTTAGGCCACTTTGGGTTCGGTGAAGACCACGGTCTGACTCCGGCGCGGGCAATTCCAAATTTGCCTGCATGGGGAAAGAAAGAGGAAACTAGCTCTCGGACTGCCCGTTTACGCTTTGTGCCCAAAGACCTTAAGACAGCTAGGTCCATATGTATGGAACCTAATGTTTTAATGTTCTTTCAGCAGGGCGTATGGGACAGAATCGAAGATACCCTAACCCGAACCCCCTTCAAGAGGTGGATAAGGTTTCGCAATCAAAAGTATAACAAAGATCTGGCTACCTTTGGTAGCGCGACGGGAGAAATCGATACTATCGATCTATCCTCCGCATCGGACTCTGTTACGCTTACACTGGTTAAGAGGATTTTTCCTCCTACCTGGTCTATTGCGATGCGCGCGACTAGGTCAAGTAAATGCATCCTGCCGAACGGCAAGATCCACTCGCTGACTAAGTTTGCGCCTATGGGTTCTGCATTGTGTTTTCCGACGCAGAGTATTATTTTTGCGTCAGTCTGCATATATGCAGCACTAGTTTACCAGCAACATGTCACTGGCGTAGAGCTGCTTGGTCGGATAACTGATAATCTCGTAAGAGATATCGCCAACTCTTTCAGGAAATATCCTGAAGTTGATGGCTTCGCTGGAAGTTCTGCTGAAATCTGCAGAATAAGTGACCCCTCTAAAGAG